TAATACTTGCCTTACCCATTTCTTTTTGCAACGCCTTAACTGTATTGTTTATATCTGCACCAGTATGCACAACTAGTTTGCAATTATCTTGCATGTCTTCAAGTTGATTATATATGGCATGATTTTTTTGTATGTGCTTCTTAGCTTCTTCATAGCAAACTTCATCTAGCTTGGCAGTAAAGTAGTTAACAGTATCTTCTTTAGTTTTAAAGCCATCAAAATCCGTATCCCACTTCCTAGCCTTGTTGTAGTGATTAAGTTTTCTTGATAGTTCGTCTGCAACATCTTCACTTGCTCTATGCAGTTGACTTTCAGTATGTTCCATAGTTTGTTTAAAGTCATGGTATTTTTTGCTTGCTACCTCAACTTTTTTTAACAGCTTCTCAACACCTAGTTTTTTGGCAAAGTGTGGTTTTTGTTTCTCTGCTAGTTTGTTTGCTTCGATTGATATTTCTGTATCAACAATCTCGCTTCTGTCTGAGAACTTAGATTTATTTAATTCTTTTAAAAAATCCTGTTCTGCCTGTCTCATTGGTTTCATGTTTCTGTATCCTTTATTTTTTTGACTTGATTTGTTTTTATAACATATTTTGGGATAGTCCTACAAGTAAATAATGAAGTAATATTGATTTTATATAATACAACTGATACGCTAAAAAATGAGCAATCATGAGGCAAAATTTTGGTCGCAGTTAAAATCTAAAACAGCTAATATTTCATGGACAAGAATAGAAAATACGTCTGCTTTGGGTACGCCTGACCTACTCGGATATAATAAAAACCAACACTTTTTTACAGTTGAGTTAAAAGTAATTAAAGGTAATTCAAAGCCTAGATTTTCCCCACACCAAATCAGCTTTCATGTGAAACACACTAAGAACGCTTTTATTTTTATCAAGCAAAAAACCGAAGTCGCTAGTTGCTATAAACTTTATGCTAGCACCTCGATACTCACGCTTGTGTCTTGTGGTGTGAAAAATTTAACGCCTGTCGCTTGTGATTTAGACGCTTGTGCCTTGTTTCTTGAAAATATTTAATCGCTTGTGCCTTGTCATATAAATATAAATATATATATTTATACAACTTCTAGTTGTGCAACCCTTAGTTGCTCGTTGCTTTTTTCTTGCTCGTAGTGTCGAGGTGCTAAGCTACTTTTTTTATTTCTATTTCTTTATTTTTTAAAATAGCCGTCTTGAATAAAACATCATCAATATAAAAATGATATGTCCTAGTGCCGTCATCATGCTTTTTGTGTGTTACTCTAGTTTTAACGAAACTATGCGAATTGCTCGCACTCGTTCCGATTAAAATTTCGTTCTGTCCGTCATTTTTAACGCCGTAAGACTTGCCACCTTTATAGATACAAGCCTCGATTTTATTCCAGATAGGATATGATTGCATTGTTTTTATCTCCATTATTTTAATTGACTATCCTAGATTAATTTCAAAAGAATGTGTCAATATTAAGGCAATAACTCCTATAAAATCATTTGACGCTAGTTTATATATATGCATAAATCTAACTATGAAAGTAAAAATAAACAAAGGGGAAAATATGAAAACTGCACTTGAAATAGGCAAAGTACGAGACTTATATAAAATTGTTGACGATTTAGTAGAGCTTAGAAATAATGCTCATACTGAATTTTTTAATGATGATAAGTTTAATTTTATCTTATCGGAATTACAGTTTTATCATAGCGAGGTTGATTACGGCAAGTTATATACAGAAAATAAACTAGTCAAATAATATGATTATAAACTATAAAGAAGTTAAGAAGTTAAAATCATTCTACGGCATCTCGCTTAAAGGCAATGAAACCTTTAGCGAGTTGCTACAAATAGAGCAAGATTTTAACGAGAGAATAAAACAAGATAATAAAAACATACAATCAATCGATAACCAAACGAGAGGTAACTAATGCGTAAAGTACAATTCGGATTAATAACAATCATAAACAACGCTTTAATACTACTAGCGGTTGCAGATCCTACATTACTAAAGCCTATGTTATATTGCGTCATGGCGTTAGGCGTTCTAGGTTGCGTCTATCTCTATTCAAGTGACGAGGATAAAAAAAGTAATCACTTGCAAAAATTCTACGATAGATAACATAGCCACTAGCTACTAGCTGACCCCACCCCCACGCTCGACAGCGTGGGGGTTTTTTTGTGCGTGGCGTTAGCCACTCGTTGAGTGGTACTTGATAGGGGTCTCATGCCGTGTCGGAATTCCAAACGGGGTCGACTTGTTAATTCTTTATTGTGCATATGTATTGTAGATATTAGTATATATAGTCGGATCTATACGTTTAAAGCTCCCAAAATCATTATTGATTTATAAAACAATAAGTAGTACAACAATAATCGTTAAAAACAGAAGTGTAAAAAAATTCTGCAAAAAATTTTTCAAAATGCAAATCGATTTAGAAAAAATAAAAAAACTACCTGCTGACATACGTAAAGACTTCATGAAGATGTATTTACAGTTGGAAGAAAAAAAGAAAGAAGACGGAATAAAAAACGACTTCTTAAGCTTTGTTAAGTACATATGGCCTGATTTCATTGAAGGTCACCATCATAAAATTATTGCAAAAAAATTTAACGATCTTGCTAATGGTAAGATTAAAAGACTTATTGTAAACATGCCACCAAGACACACTAAGTCTGAGTTCGCATCATCCCTATTACCTGCATGGATGATAGGTCGTACTCCCAAGCTAAAGATAATTCAAACAACCCACACAGGAGAACTTGCTGTAAGGTTTGGTCGTAAGGCTAAGAACCTGATTGATAGTGAAGAATACCAGAAGGTATTTCAAACTAGATTACAAGAAGATAGTAAAGCTGCTGGACGTTGGGAAACTGCACAAGGTGGAGAATACTTTGCTGCTGGTGTTGGTGGAGCGATTACAGGTCGGGGTGCAGATTTATTAATTATAGATGATCCACACTCGGAGCAAGATGCTATGAACATGCAAGCTCTTGAGCGAGCATATGAATGGTATACATCAGGTCCTCGACAACGTTTACAGCCAGGTGGTAAAATTGTTTGTGTAATGACCAGATGGAATACAAAAGATTTAACAGGTATGTTATTAAACTCGCAAAAAGAAGCTAAGGCTGACCAATGGGAAGTTGTAGAGTTTCCAGCAATTTTGCCAAGTAAGAAACCTGTTTGGCCAGGCTATTGGAAACTAGACGAACTTGAAGCTGTTAAAGCATCACTGTCAGTTGGTAAGTGGAATGCACAGTGGATGCAAAATCCAACATCTGAAGAAGGTGCAATCATAAAAAGAGAGTGGTGGAAGAATTGGGACAAGGATAGTTTACCTTCTTTAAAACATGTTATCCAATCTTACGATACTGCTTTCATGAAAAAAGAAACTGCCGATTACTCTGCCATTACAACGTGGGGCGTGTTTCAGGAGAATGAGGATTCACCAGCTAATTTAATTTTACTCGACGCTATGAAAGAGAGACTAGAATTTCCTGAGTTGAGACGAGTAGCGAAAGAACAGTATGACTACTGGCAACCAGAAACTGTGTTAGTTGAGGCTAAGGCATCAGGACTACCACTTACTTATGAGCTTAGAGCTATGGGAATACCTGTAGTCAACTTCACACCATCAAAAGGAAATGATAAGCATACTAGAGTTAATTCTGTTGCACCATTATTTGAAAGTGGTATGATATGGGCTCCAACAGATAAAAAATTTGCACAAGAGGTTATGGAAGAGTGTGCTGCTTTCCCTTATGGAGATCATGACGATTTAGTTGACTCTATGACACAAGCTGTTATGAGATTTAGACAGGGAGGATTAATAACTCACCCTGAAGATTATGAGGAAGAGAAATCACCTCCTAGAAAATATAGTTACTATTGGTAGTATGAAAAAATTAACCAAGACTACACCACCGAAAAGAGGACCTAACCCACAGGGCTTGAATATTCCTATTAAAAAGGTTAAGGTCGCACGATTGGAGAAAATAAATGGCAGATATGGACAAGGCTCTTCCAAACGTTGAGCAAACTATAAATATACCTAACGAAGAAGATATTAACATCGAGCTAGAGGAACAACAAAAAGATCCTCAAGAACCTGTTGACGTTCAAGAGAACGAAGACGGAAGTGTTGATGTTAACTTTGATCCATCGCAAGTTAACCCTGGACAAGACGAAGGGCACTTTGCAAACTTAGCAGAATTATTACCAGAGAATGTCCTCGCCCCTATAGGCTCGGAACTTTTTTCTAATTACGAAGACTATAAATCTTCAAGAAGTGATTGGGAAAAATCTTATACATCAGGATTAGATTTATTAGGATTTAAATACGAAAGTAAAACAGAACCATTCAAAGGTGCATCAGGTGCAACACATCCTGTACTAGCCGAAGCAGTTACACAATTTCAAGCACTTGCTTATAAAGAATTGTTACCAGCAGGTGGACCTGTACGTACACAGATCATAGGTCAGATCTCAGCTGAAAGAGAGCAGCAAGCAGCGAGAGTCAAAGACTTTATGAATTATCAAATCATGGATCAGATGAAAGAGTATGAAGCTGAACTTGATCAAATGTTATTTTATTTACCCCTATCAGGATCTGCATTTAAAAAAGTTTATTATGATGAGATCATGCAAAGAGCAGTTTCTAAATTTGTACCAGCTGATGATTTAGTTGTACCTTACACAGCTACATCTTTAGACGATGCGGAATCAATTATTCACGTTGTTAAAATTTCTGAGAATGAATTACGTAAACAACAAGTAGGAGGTTTTTATAGAGATATAGAATTAAATCCTTCTTATGTAAATGAATCAGATATAGAAAAAAAAGAACGAGAATTAGACGGCACAAGAAAAGGTAGAGATGAGAGAATTTTTAATCTTCTTGAGTGTCACGTAAACTTAGACATAGACGGATTTAATGATGTTGATGCAGAAGGTATGCCAACAGGAATTAAACTACCGTACATCGTTACCATTGAAGAAGGATCTAGAGAAACTTTATCTATTAGAAGAAACTATGAAATAGGAGATCCTTTAAAAAACAAAATAGATTACTTCGTACACTTTAAATTTTTACCAGGACTTGGCTTTTATGGCTTTGGATTAATTCACATGATTGGTGGATTATCTAGAACAGCAACATCAGCTTTAAGATCATTGTTAGATGCAGGAACGTTATCAAACTTACCTGCCGGATTTAAAATGCGTGGTATAAAAATGAGAGACGAGAATCAACCAATTCAACCTGGAGAGTTTAGAGATGTAGATGCTCCTGGTGGATCTCTTAGAGATGCTTTCATGCCTCTTCCTTTTAAGGAACCATCGCAAACCTTATTATCGCTTATGGGTGTCGTGGTACAAGCAGGTCAAAGATTCGCTTCAATAGCAGATCTGCAAGTGGGAGACGGGAATCAGCAAGCTGCAGTGGGCACGACAGTTGCTATGCTTGAAAGAGGGAGCAGAACAATGTCTGCCATACATAAAAGATTGTATGCCTCTATGAAAAAAGAATTTAATTTATTAGCAAGAGTTTTCAAGTTATATCTACCTCCAATCTATCCATACGATATTGTCGGCGGTCAAAAACAAGTCAAGCAATTAGACTTCGATGATAGAGTAGATATATTGCCGGTTGCAGATCCAAACATATTTTCTCAAACTCAGAGAATCTCCCTAGCCCAAACGGAAATGCAACTGGCTTCGTCCAATCCACAACTACACAATCAGTATCAAGTGTATAGAAATATGTATGAAGCGTTAGGTGTAAAAGATATTGACTCTATTTTAATTAGACCACAACCACCAACACCAAAAGATCCTGCATTAGAACATATCGATGCATTAGGTGGAAAACCTTTTCAAGCTTTCCCTGGTCAAGATCATAGATCACACATTACTGCTCACTTAAATTTCTTAGAAACAAACATGGTTAAGAACGCACCTGCAGTTGGAGCGTCTATACAAAAAAATATTTTAGAACATATTAGTTTAATGGCACAAGAACAGATCGAATTAGAGTTTAGACAAGAGTTGCCACAACTAGCACAGATGATGCAGATGGCACAACAGAATCCACAGATGCAACAACAAGCTATGGCTATGCAACAACGTATCGAAGCTAGAAAAGCTGTACTAATTTCTGAAATGATGGAAGAATACATGAACGAAGAGAAAAAAATTACTTCACAATTTGGAAATGACCCTATTGCAATGTTAAGAGCTAGAGAATTAGACCTTCAAGCACAAGAGAACAACAGAAAAAAACAAGAAGGTGAAGATAGAATTAACTTAGACCGTATGAAAGCCATGATGAACCAACAAAACGTAGATGAGAAGCTAGATCAGAACGAAGAACTAGCACAATTAAGATCTGACACGTCTATTAAGAAAACAATTTTAACAAGTGAACTTAAAAAGGACAATTAATGATTAATAAAAAAGAAAAAAACACTTTAAAGAAACATAAAAAGCATCATACAACAAAACATATGGCATCAATGAAAAAAGATATGAAAAAAGGCATGACTTTTAATAAATCACATAATAAAGCTATGCGAAAGGTTGGAAAATAATGGCTTGGTTTGGTTTAGCAAAATTAGCATTCTCTGCTGGAAGTAAAATCTACGCTAATCGTCAAAAAACAAAAATGGCTATGTCTGATGCACAATTAATGCACGCAGAAAAGATGGCTAGAGGCGATGAAGCTTATCAAGGCAAATTATTAGAGTCTAGACAATCAGATTGGAAAGATGAGGCGGTTTTAATTATATTAAGCACACCTATAGCAATTTTAGCTTGGGCAGTGGTATCGGATGACCCTACAGCAATGGACAAAGTAAAGCTATTTTTTGAAATGTTCTCAGAACTCCCTAAATGGTTTACAAATTTATGGATACTTGTAGTTGCTAGTATTTATGGTATAAAAGGAACACAAATATTTAAAGGAACAAAAAAATAATGGCAATATTTAAAAAAATAAAAGAAAAGTTTAAATCTAAATTTTCTAAAGCTAGAGAAGATGGTAAAAAAACTTTTAAAGGAGACTTTAGTAAATCAGTTCCTAGAGGACCAGGACAAGTTACTGCAGGAAAATTAGAGTTTTCTACAAAAACAAAAAAAGAAGTAGCAGACAAAATTAAAAAAACAAAAAAAAGAATAGGTAAAAGAGAAGACACGAGACCAGAAATTAAATATGAAAAAGCAACAGGCACTTCAGTTAGTGCTAGAGGAAAAGCTTTTGCTAAAGCCAGAAAAGAAGGAAGAGATTCTTTTACATTTAATGGTAAAAGTTATAGCACAAGACTTAAAGGTGAAAAAAGACCAGCTACTCCAAAAATTTCTAGACAATCCGCTAAAGATGGCGGACGAATGAAATTTTCAAGTGGTGGACTAGCTTTAAGAGGATATGGTAAAGCTTACAAAATATAATAACTAGGGAGGATAAAATATGACAAAAGATTGGTTAAAAGGTACGACAGTTACAAAAGAACAAAAAATTACGAAACATGAAAAAGAAAAAGAGATAGAAGCTACAGATGCTCTTTCTTCTCAAACAGTTGAAATAAAAAATGCTAAAAGAATGTTATCGTCTAAATCAAAAAAAGCAACTTGGTACTAAACTAGAAAAGGAAAACAATGCAAAGAACAATGTATAAATCAGGAAGTTTAAAAAAAGTTCCTGCAAAAAGTAAAGGATTAAAAAAACTACCAACTCCCGTTAGAAATAAAATGGGTTTTATGAGTAAAGGTGGCAGAGTTAAAAAAGCAGCTGGCGGCGGATTGTACGCAAACATACATGCAAAACAAAAAAGAATAGCAGGTGGCTCAGGAGAGACGATGAGAAAAGTTGGAAGCAAAGGTGCTCCAACAGCAGCTAATTTTAAAAGAGCAGCTAAAACAGCAAAAGCATAATGGCTACTGCTGCATGGCAAAGAAAAGAAGGTAAAAACCCTTCTGGTGGATTAAATAAAAAAGGTGTTGCATCTTACAGAGCAGCAAATCCTGGATCAAAGTTAAAAACAGCAGTAACAACAAAACCTTCTAAACTTAAAGCAGGTTCTAAATCAGCAAACAGACGTAAATCTTTTTGTGCTAGAATGAAAGGCATGAAGTCTAAACTAACCTCTGCTAAAACGGCAAGAGACCCAGATAGTAGAATAAACAAGTCTCTTAGAAAATGGAATTGCAATTGAGAAAATCAATACTTGACGCACTCGAAGCTAGATACGAAGCAGAAGTGGCAGCAGCTCACGCTGTAATAAATATTTATTTAAAAAACTCTGTAGGCATTGGAGAACACCCACAACACTTACAAGAAGTAGATAAACAATTAGAAAAGATAGCTCAAGCAGAAGAAAAACTAGATGCTTTAGAATCTTTCTATGAA